GGATACTTGAATAGCCATCCCCTCCAAATCTTGGAGTTGGCGCTGAGCATCACCGATGAAGCTGCGAATGCGGGTACCAGGCTCGGTGGCAGCCCTCGCGCGAGCGTCCTCGGCAGTGGCAAGCGCGCCGCCGGCGGCTCTGACACCGCCAAGCTGCGCGCGTAAGCGCTCGATGGTGGCCAACGCATCCGCAAGGCGCTTCTCTAGTTCTGCTTTTTCTGTACCTGAAGTTGCTGCGATTTTTTGCTGGAGCTGGTCGCGTAGCGCGAGCTCGGTTGTCAGCTGTGCAGTAAGGTCCGTTGTTAGGCGGTTTACTTCACGTTGAATACCCAGCTTGGCTACTTCAGCTGCTATGAATTCAGGTGCAACACCTTCTGCCTGTAAACGATTGCGTAGTTTGAGCGCTTCTATATCTTCATAGATACTGCGCGCTTGGCCGCGCATCTGCTGAATTAAGTTTGTAGCTTGCTCTGTCGTAAGAATTCGCTGTTTTAGTAGAGCTTCTTGGTCTAAACCTTTTAAGTACTCCGCACGCTTAGCGTTAACAGCATCAATAGCGCGTGTGCGTTCTGTATCGCTGAGCTTTGTCTGTTTAGCGATACCGTCGAGAATCTGCTGAAGCTCGCGCGCGGCAGTGGAGCGCTGGGCGAGCAGATTGGATTCGAGAGCGGCGCGCTCGGGGCTAAAGGTTGCGGCGTCACTACGCGCGAGAGCGTCGTAGTTGGCCTGTAGCTCAAGGAGCCGGTCTTGGTACTGCTCGATGGCTACTTGGGGGAACGCAGATTTTGCGATCTCGTCGAAAGCTTCGGCTGTGTTGGCCTCTGTGATGGCTGCCTGTAGTGAGCGGAGGCGCTCCATTGCACCAGCGAGACTGCGAACAGCGTCGGCGTAGCGCTGTGCTGCAGCGCCGGCGTCGGGCATGCCGCCGCCTGCAGCGGTAGGCGCTGCGGGAGCTACTGCGCGCCCACCATCTGGGCTAGCGACGGATGTGCCGAGGCCGTGTAAGAACACGTTGCCTGTTTGCAGAGAGGTGGCTTGCCAGCCGCCCTCACCGCCCCAAGAGGGGGTGCCAACTGGAGTGGGCACGAGGGTGCCAGCGGGGACGGCGATGTCGATGGCGCCGCCACCAGAACGCTTACCGTGTACGGCCTGCTCTTTGGCCAGCGCCTTGCGGAGCTCGGCCTCGTCGAACATGTTTTTGACGTCGATCTTGGCGTTGCTGAGCTCGATGTACTCGAGGCCTTGGCCCTGCCAAGCCTTGATGATTGCAGTTGCTTCGTCGATGACGGCCTGTTTGTTGCCTGTTGGGCTGCGGAGGTCGAGGTGGGGGCCGGTGCTGCTGCCGGTGCTGCCGACGCGGAAGCCTTCGGTGGCGCCAGGAGCTGCTGGAGTCGTGCCGCCTGCGGCGGAGGCACGCTCGTAGTCGGCGGATTTCTTGCGGATCTCGGCGATCTTCTTCTCGATGTCGAGGCGGTAATCGCTGATGCTCTTCTCAAGATTGGCGACTTCGATGGCGAGGGTCTTCTTGGAGGCTTCGATCTCGAGCTCACCGCGCTCGCGGGTGGCGATGTAGTTGTTGAGAGCCGCGAGGGCGGCACGGGAGGCGCCTTCTTCGCCCTCGATGAGCTTCTCGTTGGCCTTTTCGATCTGCTTGATGCGGAGTTCGCCGGCCAGGCGGAAGATCTCGACTTCCTTCTGCGCTAGGGCTTGGCGCTGCTGGAAGAGGTCGTTGTCGATCTGACGGCGCAGCTCGCCGATTTCTTTTTCGAGGTTGGTGCGATTTTGGGCAGCGACGCGGACGTTCTCTTTGGTTCGCGCTTCCTCTAAAACAGCAAGAGCATCGGCTTCTTTCTTGCGTTCCGCCATTAGCTCTTTTTCGAGCTCGCGGTTACGCCGCTCACGCCTGCGTTCGCCATAGGTCCGGAACGCTACGTCTTCTCTTGGAGTTAGTCGTATTTTGCGCTCAGATGAGGGCCTTTCTCTGCGTGCTTTATCTTTGTCTAACTCTTTACGCAGCTTCTCCAGCTCTTCTCTTAACTTGGCTATGCGAGTTGTAGCTTCCTCGTATTTTTTGTCAGCGGCAGCTAAAGCAGCATCTTTAAGTTTTTGCTCAGATACAGTAAGCTCACGATTCAGGTGCTGAACTGTAGCTACGTACTTGTTAATAACCTGATTATCTCGTAGCGCCTGGCGTGATTCTTCTTGGGCGCGTTTCCAGCGACCGTAAGCGTCTACGAGAAGAGTAATACCTACTGTTACCGCAATAATAGCGACGTTGGCTTTGATTACGTTAAGTACAAGGGCGCCCAGAGATCTACCTAAGGTATTAACTGCGGCCCCTAAATTCCTGAAATTGTACGCTAAACCTTTAGCATTTCTACCTGCTTTGTTAAGTTGCAGTTCAAGGTCAGTTATATTCTTGATAATCTTAGGGTCGGCGCCCTGAGATATGAATAGTGTTTTGAGTGCTGCTGATGCTTGCCCAAGCAAAAGCAACAAAGAACCTAGAGCTACAGATATAGATTTAATTACACCCTGAATAAACGCTCCTCCTACCTGTACTTTTTGTACAATGGCTTGCCAGCTTACTGCCCATATAGCTAGTTGCGTAATTATAGCAGCTATAGCAAGCACTCCTGTTTTTTGTAGAACAGTGAATGTTATGCCTATTTGAGCAAAAAACTGTACAATAGGTAGGCGCAAGATATCTGCCCAGCCTTCAAGCACTTTGGTTAGCGCTACCACCACAGGTGTTAAACCCTGAGCTAATGTTGCTATAGCACTAATTAACGACTCAAAAGAAACTAGCTGCAGCTGAATAAACGCATCCAGTAGCTGCCTAAAGGCTTTTACCGTCGTCGCCGACATAGCAGTTAGGCTAGTAAATAGCTCGCGAAAAGCGGAACCTAATCGTGTTAGAGTCTCGCCTACTAAACTATTTATACCTGTAAGGTCTTGTTTAATAGTGGCGAATACAGCAGGAGCTTGTGTTGTAAATACGTTTAGTAGTGATATTTCACCCGCGTCGCCTAATTGAAATGCGCTAGTAAATCTTTTGCCTACATCAGAGAAAATCTTACCTATAGAAGTGCCTATATCCGCTAATGTGTCTTTTGCGGAAAATAGCACATTGTAGAGTGCTGTGCTAGCTGCGATTATTGGATCTAACAGTGGTTCGCCGATAGCCTGGTTAACTATTTCTGCTATGTCTCGAATGTTAGAAAGTACACCTGATAGGCCTTTTGCTGCGATTGTTTGACCTGCAACTGCTCCAGCAAGTTTTTCCTCGAGGAACTTGATTACACCGCCGGCTTCAGTTTTGGCACGGGCTATATCCTCATTAGTGATGCCAAGGGCGCGAGCCAGGTAGGAGTCCACGGTGATGTCACCGCGGAGAATAGAACCAACCTCCTGTCGTGCCTGATAGAGGGGGATGCCAAAGGTTCCGAGAGCGGCTGCGAAGTTGATAGCGAGATCTTCAGCCTCCTTTAGTCCGCCGCCGACTTGGCCGATTTGTGAAGCGACAATCCCGAAGACCTCCACAACTTCGTTGGAGGTGACGCCGGCCAGATCGATAGAGCGATCTCGTATGCTCTTGACTCTTTCCTCAATAGCGCCTTGTAGCGCCAGTACTTTCTCGAGTGGGTCCGTTATCTCCTTATCACCTTTGAAAACCTTGTTAGTTGATGCGAGCGTTGTTTGGGTCTTGAGCAGTGTTTCTTGAAAGCGTGCGGCGCGACCAACGGTCTCGCTGAACAGGCCCCCAAAAGCAGCTTTGAGGATGTTGGTTGATTCTTTGATCGCGTAGATAGATAAACCTAAACGGGCAAAATGCGTAATTACACTGTTAGTGTTTGATACTACTGATTTAAGTGAGTTAGACAGTATAGAGCCGGCGCTTGAAGCTTTAAGTAAACCTGCCGATGCGCCAGGTGCCGCTGTAGCTAGATCTGCTGTGGATTTGGCTAAATTTTTAACTGTATTTTCTGTAGCGCGTATGCCTGCGCCTACTCCCGGTATATTTCTACTGACTTTGTAGAACTGCGCGATATTATTAGCTGCACCTTCGATATTTGTTTTTAAGTCTGAAAAGCTCTTGTTTACCGTACTTACATCGATGTTCAGCTTCCTAGGCTTAACCGCGGTGTCGGCGAGCTTATCTACCTGCTGTAGTTTGCGCTCAGCGGCCTGAGTCTCAGCTATTACGTTGAGCCGAAAGTCAGACACGAGCCGATATGCGCTACTCGTATGTTACGGGGAGTCTGAGGCCCCGGCTGCAAGAGCGGCGTAGACGTGCAGCGGAACGCGGCGTGTACGCACGAGCTCGGAGAGGATGAACCTTGTGGGTGCGTCGGGGCCGTCTGACGGGGCGGCTGCGGGCTTCCAGTCGGGGAAGGGCAGAAACTCGCGTGGCTGCACCTTGGGTGCGGCTCGCTTGGAGCCGGAGAAGCCATGCGCGATCTGAATCAACACCGCGGTAAGGCGGGCTGTGCTGACGCTGGCGGTGTTAGCGCGACCTCGGTCGAGGTCGTCGCTCTGCCGCAGTAGCCAGCGGATTGTGCTGATTGGGGTGCGGAGGAAACGCTCCGGGGTGAAGTCTCCACCTACTGGAGACGACCGGACTCGGAAGTAAACCGCGTCCCAGTCGGCTAGTGGTGCGCGGAGCGTTTCCTCGGCGTTCTTCAGGATTTGCTCGGGGGTGGGCTGAATTCGGGCTCCGGTTCCGGATCGTTTCCCTCCGAAGGGGTGGGCCAGCCGTCACGCTCCCAGGTGAGAAGCTCGAAGATCTGCTCCATTAGGCGTGTTGGGATTGCCTCGGTGTCGGCCTCGGTCCAGTCACCTAGCTTCTGCCAATCCTTGGCTCGGGGCAGCTTTGCTTCGCCGCGATATTGCATGAAGAGGGTGACGAAGGCCACCTGCTGTTCAACGGCGCCGACGGAGTCGCGCTGCAGCTCTTCGAGGTCTCCGGCGTAGTCGTAGAGCAGTTCTTGGTTCTCTTCGGTAGAGCTACCAAGTAGATCGATGGCTTCCTTTGTGGTGATGCCTTTGTCTTTAGCGATGCGTTGGGCGAGCTTGATAGAGCGGAATGTCGACTTGGATTGTTTGCGACTCAGCGCTTCAATGCCTTTAGCTTCGCCCGGCACAAGATCGTGGTAAATGGGGAAGCGAAAAGGACCAATCTCGTGGTACTCCTCAGGGGAGAAGAGCAAAGACGCGTACTTAGACATCGGCGAGAGGTAGATCGATAGACCAAGACCTGAAAGGCTCAGCTTGGTTTACGAGCTCGTCAGGTAGTTCAACCATCACGCTAGCAGCCTCATACGCTAAGCGTATAGACTTAAACGGGATCAGGGGCTCCAAATACAAGGCGCCGCAGTGAAGGGTGTCGTCTTGTATTTGGCAGTTCACTGCATAGACCATGTGGGCAGCGTCCATTAAGAGGTCGTGTTGCATGGATGTAGGTACAAAAAAGCCCCGCGAGAGCGGGGCTGAGTGGTTGGCTCGAGATCAGTCTGACCCTTAGGCGGTCTTGAAGAGGGTCTCGAAGCCCTCGAGGGGGAACAGCACGCCGGAGGCGGAGGGGTTGCCGCTTCCGTCCAGAGCTTGCTTGATGGCACCGTCGGCCACGCGGAGGCGGTAGATGGTGTCGGCAGCGAGGTTGGCGTCGGGGTTGATGGTGACCACGTTGGTTGCCAGCGAAACCGTGGCAGCGACGCGGGCGCCGGTGGCGGCGACCTCGAGGCGGAAACCGCCACCGTCCGTTTGACCCAGGGCCAGTTGAGTCAGCGCGGCGCTGCCGTCGCTGGTGTAGGTCACGGTCAGGTCGTTGCTGACAACGACGGAGTCGGCGTTGTCTGCGGGAACCACCGCGTAGCGGCGGGTGCCGGAGTCAGTAGCGGTGAACAGCAGGCTGGACTGAACGCCACCGAAGGCTAGGGCGGTGGAGCCGGCGTCATAGCGACCGAAGACAGGGCGACCGCGGGACATGATGTCGAAGGAGACCTCGGTGAGGCCCTCGGCGGTGAGGTTCTCGTTGTAGTTCATCACGACGGCGTTGAAGCCGGTGAAGTCGTAGATGTAGTCGCCGGAGGTGCCGTCGGCCTGACCCAGCTCCTTGAGGAATTCGACGTAGATCTCGAAGTTCTTGTTGTAGCGGGCTTTCTCGATGAGGCCGAAGCCTTCCTCGTAGTTACCGCGGAACTGCGGGCAATTTTGGCCGGCAGGAATGGCAGTGTCCTTGAGGAAGTAGGCGGTCACCGAGGCCTGCACAGAGGAGCCGGTGATCAGCGAGTCGCTCCAGCCGTCGTCACCAATGAGGCGGAACTCCTGGTTGTTGTCGTTGATGGCGAAGGTGGTGTTGCTGACACCTTGCAGCTCGACGTAGCGGGAGCCAGCGTCGAGGGTAGGCAGGGTGATCATGCCGGCGCTGTCGCGAGTAGCGAAGTAGCGGCAGGGAGGGGTGAGGTCCACGGCACGGACAAGGGTCCGGTGAGCCTTGTGGAACGACAGCCCGATGGCGTAGTCAGCCATTGTTGGGACTCCTTAGGGGATCGGGGGGTTCAAAACGGGGCCCAAGATGGACACCGTCAAGGCCTCATATGTGGCCTCGGTCCGGGGGGTGTGCGTAGCACTATCCCGGGGAAAGGTGCGTGCCAAGCGGCGGCTGATGTCCAGCAGCGTTGCCGGCATGCGTGTGCCCTTGCGGGTGCCGTAGTTCGTGAAACGAACTGGCCAGCGCTCGAAGGACACGATGGCTCCGACGGAGCCGGGGGAGACGATCTCGGGTACATCGGCGATGATGCACTCGATACCGGTTACGACCCAGTCGGAGGGGACCATGGCCTCTCCGACGACGTAAACCGCGGGAATGCGGGTGCCGTTGGGCATGGTGTAGTAGCCGGGCCAGCTGCCCTGCGCCTTGAGCGTGGTGCCGTCAACCTCGTAGAGGTCGAGGATGTGGCGCTCGATGGTGGTGCGCAGGGAGCGCACCTGAGGGCAGCTGGTCGAGATCGTCATAACTGCTCAGCGCGGAGGGCGTTGCGCAGAAACTGGTCGAACTGGGCGGGGGCCTCCTCTAGGGGGGCTTTTGTCCAGGGGCGACCGGGGAAGCGGAGGCCGGTTACGGCGACTCCGCCCTCGTGGACTTGGGCGGCGTACTCCACGGGCCAGGTGAAGGTGATCGATCCATCGGAATTGACAGAGCGAGTCTGGCTGGCACGTAGACGACCGGTGTCCACGATGTCCCGCACCTGTGGAGGGGTGGGGTAGTCCCACTTCACGGCCGAAATTTCAGCGGTGAAGCGGGTGTCGAGCCAAGTGGCGAGCTGCCGGGTCGCCTTAGCGGTGGCAGCGCGGAGCTGGTCGTTGAGAGGGCGCCTAGCCATTGATCGAGCCTCCGATAACACGGAATGTGCCTTGGATGGACTGGCGGATGTCCCGGTAAGCGGCGGCGTCCATAGCGAGGTCGAAAACGAGCTCGAAACGGCCGCGGTATCCGTTAATGATGGCTTCCGCTTGGCTGCCGTTAGTGATCCGGGTGTCCAGCCGATCAGGGCTGAGTAGGCGTCCGGTGCAGCGGTAAGTCGAGTTGTCGGCGCCGGGCTGACCCTCCCACGAAGGGGCTTCGAGGTTGAGGGCGGCCAGGTATTCGACGGTCTCGGTGTTCTGCACTGCGTTACCCGTGTCAGCATCAGTCGTGATTAGTGCTCCGCCAACCTTGAACGCCAGCTGTGCATTGCCCCAAGGGGCATAGTTAGCAATGGTGGAGGCAGCGATAGCCATGACTACAGCGCGAATCCAGAAAGAGCGAGGTTGCCTTTGAGGCGCTCGTACTCCTGGCCGTAGAGGCTGGCCGTCAAACCGGTGCCGAGGGGCTGACCGGATTGACTGCCGACCTGGAGGCCGATCTGCATGACACGGGTGGAGAGGATGTGGGCCGCCAGGTTGCTGACGGCCTCGGTGTGGATTGAGCCCCAGTTGTCCGCCGGAGTAGAGCGGCCAGCCTCCGTGAGTGCGCTTTGAACTACAGCGAGCGAGAGCTCGCCGAATTCAGGGAAGCGTGTGACGAACTCATCGAAGGTGGGGACTGCCATCAGCCGTTACCCTCTGTGATGGCAGCGATGCGCTTGCTGATGGCGTTGCGGATCCGGATCCGCTGATCTCCGGACTCCCAACCCTGGAGTTGGGCGACGTCGAAGCTGTCCTCCACGAGACGCAGCGCCTGAGTGACAGGCATGTCTGCGATGGAGTCCACGGAAGCGGATGCAGCGGGGTCGGCCACGAAGGCTTTGTCCTCCTCGACGCGCAGGGCGCCGAGTTTCAGCATGTTCTTGACGACGTCGTAGTCCTTGATCTGCTCCCACACGTTCTCGGGGAAGGCGCGGTTTACACCGGACTTCACCTGGATGCTTTCCGGCTGTCCGTTGTGTTGGACGAAGGAGAAGCCGATCGTGCACTCGGGGTCCATTGGAGGACTTTCGAGTTCGGGGCGGTAGACGAGGATCATGGTCAGAAAGGTGAAAGAGCCAACAAAAGCAAGCGCAGAGCTGTGGGCCTAGATCAGGCCTTCTCGAGCACGATGGCGCTCTTGGGGTAGTAGAGCGCAAGACCGCCGATGCGGGCGTGAGCAGCTACGGAGAACTCGAGCTCGGTGCGCACAGGCGGGAAGAACTCGAGGGGCTGCGGGATGTGCAGCTGCAGCTTGTCGGGGCTGCGGTCGTAGCAGATCACGCGGTCCTTGGACAGGACGCCGCCGGACTTGGAGGCTTCGAGCTCGTTGATGGGCTCGATGGCGGTGATCATCGGGTTGGTGCGCAGGAAGAACTCCATCACCGTGGTGTCGGAGGTGGTGCTGCGCGGGGTGGTGGAGATGATGCGGTACACGTTGTAGGGCACCAGCATCGTGTTGGGCATCTCCTTCATGTTGCTGTTCTGCACGATCCGCGTGGCGGGCTCGTTGAGCAGTTGCAGCATCTCGTCGGTGGTGATGTCCGCAGTGTCGAACCAGTGGTCCGGCACCAGCTTGTCCACCTGGTTGTTGTTGAAGAAGCCCTTCATGCCGGAGGGGGCATCGCCGAAGTAGGCGATCTCCTGCACTTTCTCTTCGTAAGCGCGGCGCACGGCGTTAGCTCGGCGCTGCTCCAGGTTCATGCCGGGCACCGTGGAAGCGGCGCGGGTTTCCTGGACGGTGTAGGCGAAGGAGGCACCGAGGCTGCGAACCGGGTGGGTCACTTCCTTACGGAGGACGTCAGCGCGGGGCAGGTCTTGGGCCTTGTCGCCGATCACCTTCATCGAGCCTTGCTTGTCGAAGACGCGATAGGTGAAAGAATCAGCGCCGTTACCGACCTCGGAGGAGACGGGGATAACGCTGCTGTATTTGATGTCGGCGTACTCGACCTCGAAGGCGCGGGCCAGAATGGTTTCCAGCTCGCGGGCGAGAAAGAGGCCGACCGAGTCGTTACGGATGTCGGGGGTCATGGGAGGGGGCTCCGTTATCAGGTGTCGGCGGTGAAGGTGATCCCCGGGAGGTCAATCTCGAGGAGGACCAGGCCGGCGGCGCTGGTTTCAGACAGCCAGCGAGCCCCGCCAGTCATGGCGAAGGTTTTGTTAGCCACGGCGGTCTTGCCGAAGCGACCCACGTAGGAACCGGCGAGGGTGGACGAGTGGTCGACGCCGAAGAAGCGCACTGCGTCACCAAGGGCGATGGCTTCGGCGCTGTAGACCCAAACGACGCCTTTGGAGACAACGTTCATGGTCTGGCCATCGGGGTAGCCCACGCGGGTGGAGCCGTCACCGATGATGTTGGTGGGGTTGGGGGTGTAGGCAGAGCTGCCGGCAACGCCCTCGAAGGTCAGACCGTCGACGGCCAGACCCACAACGCCGGTGCCGCTGGTGGCCAGCAGTACAGCGAAAGGATCGTTCGTGCTGGGGCTGTTGTCGGTAGCAACCAGGGTGCCGAAGGGGATGGCGGCGCCGGACTGGTTGTAGTAGCTGCGGGACACATAGGCCTGCAGGTCAGCGATCATGCCCTCGTGGCCAACGGTCAGCTCCAGGGGGTAGCTGCCTTGGGCACCGGTCGGGTTGCTGACAACGGTGGGGGTGAAAGATACGGCCATTGGGGGAACTCCTTACTTGGTAGCGGTGAGGGGACGTTTCCAAGCGTCAGCCATCTTGCTGCGGTAGGCAGAGATAGGGCTGTCGGTGGAGCGGCCGGCACCTTTCAGCGCGTCACGCAGGGTGGCGGTGCTGTCGGCGCGGTCGGAATCGGCGTCCTCTTTGGTTTCGCCGTCTTCGCCGTCGGCGTCGCCGCCCTCGGGGTCAGATTCTTCGCCTTCTTCGTCGCCTTCGGCATCGGCGCGGGCGGCGAGAATGCCGTCCACGACGCCGTGGATGTAGGCGGCCTCAGCGTCTTCGCGGGGGGTGGAGCCGGTGAGGTTCTCGAAAGCGGTGGCGTAGAGGGTCTCGTCGTCGATGCCGTCGAACTTGAAGTCTTCGGCGAACGCGGGAGCGAGACGCTGCAGGGTGGCGAGACGCTCGGCTACGAGCTGATCGAGCTCGGCGGTGTCGATGTGGGCACCTTCGGAAGCAGCGAGCTGCTCCTCGAGAGCGTCAGCGCGGCCTTCGGCCGCTTCCTTGTCGTAGGCCAGGGTGTCGAAGTCCGCCTGCAGGGAGTCGAGCTTGGTGGCAAGCTCGTCGCGCTCGGTGGTGAGTGCTTGCAGTTGGCGCCCCATGTCCCGGGAGTAGGACTGGACCGCGCTGGCTGCTTCTGCGGGCAGATCGATCTCCAGGCCGTCGAGTTTGACGGTTGCCATAACGGGAGATGCAGTTGAACTGGACTGGGGCGCCATTTCGTACTCGGGGAGGTCGGCTACAGCATCGGCTGCATCCATTCGATCGAGCAAGAGTCGTACCTCCGGGCCAGCCCGGCCGCGGGGGACGATGGCGATGTGGTTCACCCGGATGTTGCGCTGAACGCCGGCGTACTCTTCGCCCTCGGGGGTGATTCCGGGGGTGGGGTCGAAGTCGACCTTGTAGCCGGCGGATACCTCGGTGGCATCCTTGCGCTTGATCTTTTCGATGGCGTCCTGGTCGGTGACGACGAGGGCGACTTCGACAAAACCGTCGTTGTACCGAACTTGGCTACCGGAGTAGCCGACTTGGTACTGCTTGGTGTTGGCGGAATCGAGAAGAACAGGTGGGTGACCCCACGTTGCGGGTTTCATGCCGAACGTGGAAAGAGAGTCCGGGTTACTGACCTCTTCTGGAGGTCTGTATTCGCGGACTTGGGAGCCATCAGCTCGGCGGTAGAGCTGCGTACCTGAACGAGCAGCGCGACACCAAACCCTGAGGTAGCCCTCGGGGGTGGTTTCACTGCCCGTTATGGGGGCGAAGTCGTACCTGGAGACTGAGGTTTCCATGCGTTAAAGCTTACCGGTTCTTGTGCGTTTGATTAGGTTTATGCACAGAGCGGTTACAGCACTTGGCGATTCATAGGCAGTTGACGTTGTGCCGGCGCATCAGAGCGCTGCGGGAATACCATAAGTTTACGCAGCTTGAAATTGCTGAGAGATTAGGCGTTAGTCAAGCTGCATATTCGCGGTTAGAAAAAGGTGAGATAGAGGTTTCGGTTATGAAACTGATCGCGCTGAGTGAGATCTACGATATTCGTCTACAGGAATTGGTTAAGGATATTTAGACGATCTCGAACCACGCGAGGTCAAGGAACAGCTTGGCGGCATTGTTGGTGGGGGTCGCGGCTATCAGCAGTACGTCGCTTACGCCGGCAATGGTTCGACCAAGCTGGAAGTTGAAGTCTGTGATGCTCCCGAGATCTAGGGAGGAGGAGCTCGTTAGGTATCCGCCGGATAGTTCAGTGCCTCCGGTGAAGCTGGTGATTGTGGTGTTGTACTGGACGTTGTTATTAAAGTGTGTAGACCACGTACCTCCAGTTATTGTGGGGTTGAATAGGACGTGGTATTGAACAATATCCAATTTATTGTTTGTTGTCTGTTCAACAGCAGCGTTTAGGTTCGAGGGAACAACTACACTATCCAGCCGTGTGCTGTTTAAGCGGATGGCCATTATCGGGTAGATCGTGCCGGCGGTGGCAAGAGTGACAGCAGTAGAGCCCGTGGATAGGTTGTAGCGGCGGCTGAAGCCTTCGTATCCGCCCTCGGAGGCGACGGTGTTGCAGATTTGCTTTGCGGTAGCAGGGGCGGCGGTTGTGTCTGTGTTCTCAATCTCCTGACGGAGGGGGAGAACAGCGGTGGTCATGTAGCTGGTGGTGTTGATGTTGTCGCCATGGAAGGTGTGGGCGATGACCATGCGGCCGTCTACGACAAAGCCGCAGCGGACGTCGCCAACGCCGAGCCACTCGATGTCAATCCAGAAGATCTGGGTTTTGGATAGGTCGAGAGTGCGGCCGGAGAGGCCGGTGCCATCGAGCTTGTCGTTGCTCCAGGCGGCTTGAGCGATGCGAGTGTTGACGACGCTGCCGGTGACGTAGCTGCGGCGAACGAGATAAGTGGTGGTGCCGTCGCTCTCGAGGTAGATGCCGTTTTGGGCGCCGAAGTAGCCAACGCGTTGGCGCAGGTTGGTCTGCGGTGCGGCGAAGGCAAAGGACGACATCACCAGCATCGATTTACCGGGCTGGTAGGGGAAGACGCGCTTGGTTTCGCGGTATACGTAGGCGCCAGATGTGGTGGGGACGGTGAGGTTGACGCAGCTTTCGTTGGCGGCGTAGGTCTTAGTGCCGCCGCCATTTAGTGCGGTGTCCCATTTGTTGTTTTCTTGATAGCGGTGTTGGCTATCGAAGATGGTGAAGGGCGAACTTGTGCGGAGACGGCCGAAGGCATCGCCGCTGGTGCCAGTGTTAGCGAGGACGGGTACGGGATATTCGACATCGCCGCGGACGTACTCGAGCTCGTAGCGGTCGTTATTGACGATGCGTTGGCCCATGGGTAGATAGCGCTGTTGCTATCAGGCTACGGGCGTTACAGAGGGGTGCCGAAGTGTTGGCGGGCGATGAGGGCCCGTTGCATGGTGTTGGGCCGCGCAGGGCGCGCAGGGCGCGGAGCTCGGCGGGCGTCGCGCTCGGGTTTGAGAGCGCGGTGCAGCTGCGCGGGTTTGAGGCCAAGCTGCTTGGCTTTTGCTTTTAAGACGCCGGGATTTTGAGCAAGCTGCTCCATGTAGCCCCGCTGCAGGGTGTTGGCGTTGGCGGTGAGGATGCGGCGCGTGATGCCGGGGATGCGCGGTTGGTCGGCGCCGCTGACGAAGCGCGAGCGGGGCATGCGGTCGTCCCAGAGGAGTTCGCGCTCGAGGGCGTCGTGGTAACGCTTAACGGCGATTTGGAAGCGTTCTTCGTTCTCGCGACCTCCGTATGTTGCGAGCTCCTTAGCTTGTTTTTCTACGTTTTCGAGGACTCCTTTGTACCTGTCGAGGAAGTCTGAGCTAAAACCTAGGAAGTCAGGGAGCCTAGCCATATCGTGCAGCAGATTTTTGACACCGTTGCGGTAGTGCGCGAGGTGTCGTGGATCGTGTAGTTCGGTGGCATAGCCGAAGTCGATCAGGGCGACTTTTTTGCTTTTAGCATTAACCATAAGGTTGCCGCTATGGATGTCTCCATGTGCTAGGCCGGCTTCGTGTAGTTTGCGGAACTCGCGGGCGATCTTTGTTTGAATGATTAAAGGTGCGTTTGTTGCATTACCGTACGAGTCGCGATACGCCTTACCCAGAGTCTTGTAACCCTTCATGTGAGTCAGAATCAGGGTTTGCGATTTGACGTTTCCGTCTGCGTCCTTGATTGCTTGTACACGTATTGGAGAGGGGACGTTGACGCCGGCATAGTCGGCGAGGTCTAAGCGACGGAATTCGCCGGCGACGTCGTCCTCGTCGCCATTACGGAAGAGTTTGATGCCGTACTTCTCGGAGGGGTGGACGAAGTAGGTGCCGAAAGCTCCTGCGCCTGCTTGGCAGCGTGGTTGATTGACGTAGCCCCCTGCGGACGCGAGACCTTGGCTGCCGGTAGACACCAAGGCGCGGGCGTGCATTGCCCCGGTAGAAAGGCCGTACCAGTCGGTGTCGGCATCAAATTTCGCCGGGGCTGAGAGCTTTCCCATGCCACCACCGCATTCGGCGGCGCGTCGGCGCTGGTTGATCTGCTCTTGGACGTCCCACTTCTGGCCGGCTGCGAGGGCCTCGTCGGTGATGCGCTGAGCTTCGGCCTCGGCGAGCTTGGGGTTTTTCAGGCGGTTGGCGGGGTTTTTGTCCCACGCCTCCTTAGACATGTACTTACTGGCGATGGCAGCACCTCCTGCTATTACGCCTGCGGCAAGAGCGACTTTAGCAGCAGTTTTGAGAGTTTCTGTAGTTAGTCCGCTTTTGTTTTTAGTGCATTTATACGCCTTGGATATGTGAGAAGCGCCGCAGGGCTTTCCCTTGCCGCCCTCGGGGGCGTCGCTCCTTACCAGGCCGAGGACTTTCCCGGCGTAAGAGCGGAGTCGCGGCGGCTGGTTTTGCCGGAGCAGCGCCACTTAGCGCGGGAAAGGCAGAGGGGGGTGTTGCGTTCGGCGCCGGCGCAGTTGTAGCCCTCGGATTTCATGTCGCCGAAGCTGCGGGCGCAGTAGCGGTCGCCCTTGTCGGTGCCTGGGGCGATCTTGTAGCCCTTGGCGCCGTAGCGGACGGTGCGGGTGCGGCCGGTTTTGGGGTCGCGGACTTTCTTGGAGTACTTCTTGTCGTCCTCGGTGTCCTGCTGTTTGCGTGGTTTTGCGAGACCGGAAGAAGCGGGGATGCAGTTGGGCACACGGCGCTTGCCTTTGCGTTTCATGCCGGCTTGGACGTAGCCCTCCCAGCAGGCGTCTAAACGCCCAATGGCGCCAGCGGTCAAAGCGGCGTCAGTGCGCTGGCCGCGAGCCATCTGGAGGTAGTAGTCGTCGACGATGCGCTGGAGGGAGGATTCCAGTGTCGCGGCGTTCTTGCTCTTCTTCAGCGCGTTCTGGATGTCGGAGGACGTGAGAGCGCCGACGCGCTTGCCAATCGCTTTCTTGATGGCGCTTTCTGCGCTCTTGTAAGCGGTGGGGTTGACGGTGCGCAGGTTGTAGCCCATGCCGCCGCCTTGCTGCAGGCCAGCTCGGGGCTTATTCATCAGGCGGACAAATTCGGAGGCGACGGCACCACCACCGCGCTCGGAGGTGCCGAAGTCAATGAATTGAGCGCCCTTGGAGCTGATGAAGACGTTGCCTGGGTGCAGGTCGTTGTGGGAGATACCCAGAGTGTGCATACGCCCGAGGTTTTCGACCATTCGAGCCTTGTTGGTGCTGCTGAGCTCGGTGCCCTTGGTGAAGCCGCGCCATTGGAGGGCGAGAGCTTTCTTGAAGAATTTGCCAGGGTCCTGCTGCATTTCCTGTTGGCCTTTGCCCTGCATGTAGCGAAGAGCGCGGTCCTGGCTGGCAAGGGGGCGGCCCCGGGCGGCCTCGGTGATCAGGGTGTTGTTGCCGGCGGCGACGAACTTGGGACCGAAGCCATGTTTGCCGGCGAGCTGGGCGGCCTGGACTTCGTTGACCTGGAGGTTTTTCTGCGCTTTTAGCAGCGCATCACTTGTTTTTTCTGTGATTATGCCTTGGCGCTGCATCATCAAGACTTGCATGGAGCCTGCCAGTCCTTTGCCTCCAATCTTCTTGGCTACGACGTCTTTGCCTTTATGCGTACCAAACGTGACATCACCAAATAGGCTTGGGCCTGCAGCTTTGTCCTTTCTGACCGTCATGTTTTGGAGGACGTTCTTTACACCTCCGATGTCTTCGGTAAAAGGCTTAAAGCGCTGCGCGGGGCTGAATTTCGCTTCGTAGGCTTTGCGCATATTGCGCATCTTGTAAAGAGTGGATGCACCTGCTACGGCATACGCGCCGAGTATTACTTTTTGACTTGTTGTTAATCCGCCTTGCTGTAATTTAGCTTTGGCTCTGCGACTCTCCGCTACAGAGGG